GACAATGGAAGCAACAAAGAAAATAGCGGGCAATGGTTTATTTCATACGCCCAAGGATTGGGACGAGTTGAGCGCGAAGATCGAACAGCTCAACCCAGATGAGAAACAAGTGGCGTGGCTCTTCTCTATGTTCACTTGGAATCTAGCCGCGAAGATCACCAACGAGCCGGAGGGTTTAACCAATGAATGAATATGTTATAGTCCCTGAAATCGTGAAGCAATTCGCGGATACTTATGAGCTCCCCTATGTTGGGGGCTCAGATACTAATGAACAGAGAGAGAATAATGATGAGTAATTATCAAGACATATGCGAGGCCGCTAATGACACTCCAGATATCAGCGAGCTGATGGATTCGGTCGCGGCTGTGACTGTTACTGGTAACGGTAGAGATTTAACTGACTACGTAAACGCCCTAGAGCGGTTTATAATTGACTACTCAAGTGCTACCCCCGAAGAACTAGCGGATTATATGCGTTATGAAATGCCGGATGAATTCCCTAAGTGGCCTAAGATACCGCTACCATATAATGACTATGAAACATAACCATAAAAATAAAACTAGAGCCCCGCTTGATCGCGGGGTTTTTTTTGTGCTACAATAATAGATGGAGGTACTATTTATGAGAGCATTAACAAAACAACGGGCAACCGTTAAGAGTTTACCCAGTAAAAAGGGGTTCATATTATACGAGGGTCCTAGCGTCCTTGATGGGTCACCGATTGCATGTATCGCGACTCTCTCGACTAGCAACAGAAAAACGGGCGCAATGATTCAAACATGGATCATAAGAGCTGATAAGGACCCAGTAACCGCGAGCAAATTGGGTGATGATGTCTCAATATGTGGAAATTGTCCATTAAGGCATCATACTGGCGGGGCGTGTTATGTTAATATAGGACAAGCTCCGCGGGCTATCTTTGACGGATTCATCCGCGGCATTTATGAGACATTTGATATAAACAAGCATCGTAGTTATTTTATGGGGCGAAAAGTCAGATTGGGTGCATATGGTGACCCCGCGGCCGTTCCCTTTGATATCCTTAAAACTATTGTCGATCTGGCGGCCGGTCATACGGGTTACACTCACCAGATAAAACATAAGAATTTTGACAAAAGAATGATTACTTTGTGCATGGTTTCAGCGGATAGTCCTAAGCAAGCCCTAAAATATCAATCAATGGGAGCCCATACTTTCCGCGTGGCTCTAGCTGATGATATGTTATTTGATAATGAAATTGAATGTCTAGCGGATTCAAAAGGTCTCTCATGCCTCGAGTGCGGCCTGTGTGATGGTCAGACTAAAAATATCGCAATCGCGGTGCATGGTTCGCGGTCTTCTCGATTCAAGTCTAACCTTATAGCGGTAGGGGGTTAAAAATAAAGCTTGACAAGTGGGAGGATTTCTGAGACAATAAAAGTAGGACAACAAAAAAGGGAATAATTGTGAGTAATAACAACAACTTACCTAGAAAACTAACAGAAATGTTGGATTTAGTTTACAAGGTCGAGGATGCCGCTGAGTCCATGTGTTGCCATGGTGCGCGGTTGCCTTATCCTATTTTAAGGCAGTTAAACGAGCTCCGTATGAGCGCGACTGCTTTCATTGATAACATAGAAAAAACTCAGGAGGTTGAAGGATGAGTAGACGTTCAGAATTGTTGAGCGATTTATATACCACGTTGGCATTACAGCCGCAGATGGTAACGATTGAAGAGACCGACCCAATGTGGGACCTTAAAGATATGCAAGATTTCGTTGGAGGGTTGATTGAACGAGTCTCGCTGTATAATGGGGATGATCTCATAATAAATGAGGAAGGTCTCTATTTAGATTTACCTATGAACCTAAAAGCTACGCAGTTATTTTATGCGAGCATAGGTGAAGGTGATAAGAACGCGGGTCTAGATTTTGCCCGTAAAAACAAAATACCCCCGATTTTGGGGGATGTACTACTTATAAAGGGAGGTTTACGAGATGCCTAGGGAATTAGCTGATATTTGGGGTGATCAATACGAAGCAATGATCGACCCCTTTTGGGACGTTGCGGGAAAGTCTGAGGAGCTCGCAGAAACTTACGAATCACGCCATGAGTATGAGGAGGATATGGAACTCAAAAAAGCTGAGATGATGGAGGAGGTTTACTTGAATAGTAAGTAACTGAGAAGCCCATTCTTACGAGTGGGTTTTCACTTATTTACTTTAAGAAAAGGATATAACTATATGTTTACAAAGAGATTTGGGAAGAAGCATTTGACATTTGAGTTCAGAAATGGTACAGGGCTCGACATTGAATTTGCTGATTCTCGACCTGTGTGGATTGTAGACACGCAGACAGGGGAGTTAAGTGCTATGGCTTTTAGAGGAGTGATTTTACTTTTACCTCTAATTGTGATAACATTTGGCGAAGTTCATCAAGAAATGGAGGTAATATTTAGTGGGGAAAATTAAACAACTCTTAATCGATAACGAAGAGTTCAACAACGGAATCGAAGAGTTACGTCTTGAACCAGAGCAACGAGACACAATGGTTGACGAGATGGTTGAGCACGATTTACAATATTTAACAATCGATGCCGCTAGGCAACTAGCAAGAGACGCACTTAGAGATTCATACAACGCATATAGCGATTCACAAATAAGGTTTACGTACAATCGTGGCATAGGACAATATGAGCAGATGTAAAGCTTGTGATGTCATCCTGACTGACTTTGAGATGACGCGGAAAGAAAAGATTAACTGGTTTACAAAGAAGGAACATAGGCCAGATAAGTATCTTGATCTTTGCTTGAAGTGTCTCTCAATTTCAAACGAAGCTTTGCTCGAAGGTAGAAATAAAGTGGAACTCAGGAGTTATTCAGAAATCATGGAGTTATTAAATGACCAATGATGACTTTTCGGTCACACTTATTTTACTTTTGTCTATATTATTATGTTATAATATACTTAAGTACTTTAGTTTGTTATTTAATTAATATACTAAAGAACTATAAACTAAACTAACTAAAGAGGTAAGATATGTCGGTAGATGTATTAGAAGGTAAAGTAGCCTTTCAAAATCTGGAAGACCATGAGTTTTATCAAGGACAATCAACTGGTAAATATTCTATTGTTTTGTCTTTAGATGAAAAAACATCCAATAAGTTATTAGATAAGGGTGTCAAGCTCAGAGAGTATGAAGGTGTTAAACAAAGAAAGTTTTCCACAAAGTATAAGGTTCCGGTCTTTAATAGTGACGGGACCCCGTTTTTGGGAGAGCTTGGTCGCGGTTCAAAGGTGAGAGTAATGTACACAGAGGGTAATGAACATCCTATACATGGTACTTCCACTTATTTGAACAAAGTGAAAGTCATTGAGCTAAATGAAATTGAATCTAGTGGCGACTTTTGATGTCGGACGATGATTCAAAGTTTATCCAACACGAGCCATGCCCCAAGTGTGGCTCTAAGGATAATTTAGCTAGGTATTCAGACGGACACGCTCATTGTTTCACAGCCGAATGTGGCTACTATGAAAAAGGTAATGGTAATGTGGTCAGTCTGGAAAGATACAAACAAACGAGGTCTTTAGATATGACAGGAGTGGTTGCCGCGATTCCCGACAGACGCATCAGTCAAAGCATAGCTAATAAGTATGGCGTGACTGTAGAGTTTGGTAAAGAAGGACAAATCGTTAAACATCATTATCCTTACTATGATAAGGATTCAAAAAACATAATCGCATCTAAGGTTCGGATGTGTTCAAACAAAACTTTTTATTCTACAGGAGATTTTCATAATGTTGGGTTGTTCGGTCAACAGGCGTTCCAAGGTGGCGGTCAATACATTACGGTTACAGAGGGCGAGGTCTGTGCAATGGCTGTCAGCGAAATGTTCGATGGAAAGTACCCCGTTGTATCCATTAGAAGCGGAGCCGCGGGAGCAGTCAAAGACATCAAAGAAAATCTTGAGTGGTTAGAATCATTTAAAAACGTAATCATTTGTTTTGATAGTGACAAAGCGGGACAGGATGCCGCGAAGCGTGTGCTTGATCTGTTCAGCCCTAACAAAGCAAAGAATGTAGTGCTTCCTATTAAAGACGCGGGTGCTATGTTGGAACAAAACAAGGTTCAAGCGTTTGTTCGTGAGTGGTGGAACGCAAAGACCTATCAGCCCGATGGTATAGTGGCCGGTAAAGACACGTGGGACATGATTTTAGAGCGTTCCGATAGGGAGTCTATACCCTACCCTTGGGCTTGCTTAAACGAGCTTACATACGGTTTTAGGCCCCAAGAATTGGTAACGATAACATCCGGTTCCGGCATGGGTAAATCGCAAATTGTAAGAGAGCTCGAGTATTACTTGTTGAATCAAACCGAAGACAACATAGGCATACTCGCACTTGAAGAAGATATTACCAAGACTGCCCTTGGTATTATGTCCATTGAAGCTAATCGTTTACTTCATTTGGATAAAGGTATAAGTGAGGCAGACAAAAGAAAGTATTGGGAAAATACTCTAGGTAAGAATCGGGTGTATCTGTTTGACCATTGGGGTTCCACAAATGAGGATAACCTATTGGGTAGAATAAGATACATGGCAAAAGGTCTGGATTGTAAATGGATTATCCTTGACCACCTGAGTATTGTTGTGAGCGATCAAGATACTGGTGATGAACGAAAAGCTATTGATAGTATTATGACTAACTTGAGAAAGCTTGTTCAGGAAACTGGTGTTGGTTTGTTTTTAGTTTCTCACTTAAAGAGACCAAACGGTTCAAAGGCTCACGAGGATGGCGGCAAGATAAGCTTAGGTGAACTCAGAGGTTCAGCGGCTATCGCTCAGTTGTCAGATATCGTGATTGGTTTGGAGCGTGATCAACAACACAATGATCCCAAGATAAGAAACACGACTACGGTGAGGGTATTGAAGAATCGTTTTGTTGGCCTTACGGGACCGGCTTGTTACTTATATTATGATAAGGACACCGGACGTATGCACGAAACGAGTTGTCCGGTTGAAGACGAGAGCTTTTAATGAAAAAGTACGTCATCGACATAGAGGCAAACGGCCTCAGACCTGATACTGTGTGGTGTATTTGTATCCATGATTTGGAGACAGATGAAGGAACATCTTGGGTAGATACAGCACTCAATGATTTTCCAAAGTGGGTTGAAGATAATAAACCTATAGAACTCATCGGTCATAATATTATTGGATATGACATACCAGTTTTAGAGAAACTATTAAAGGTTGATTTCTCTGACTGTAAAATAACGGACACCCTAGTAATGTCCAGACTTGAATCACCCTCAAGGGAAGGGGGACATTCGTTAGATAATTGGGGTGCATTATTAAACTATCCAAAGGGAGAACATGATGATTGGACAGTTTTTTCTTATGATATGCTATCGTATTGCATACGTGATACTAAACTTAATGTACAGGTGTACAAGGTGTTACTACACAAACTTAGAGGTTTTAGCTCTGAAAGCGTTGATCTTGAGCATCAGGTACAAAGCATTATTACAAAGCAAATTGATCGAGGATGGCTACTTGATCAGGGGAAAGCTTTAGAATTATTAGCCAAACTCAAGGAGAGAAAGAATGAACTGGAAGAGAGCGTTCAAAAAATATTTAAACCGTTACCGGTATTTGTTAAAACTGTTGTACCGAAAATTAAAAAGGATGGTACAACATCGGTTGTTGGTTTAAAATTCTTAGGAGATCAATGGGAAACAGTCAGTGGTTCTTTTAGTAGACTAGACTATCCATTGTTCAATCTAGGGTCTCGTCAACAGATTGGTAAGTATTTGCAGTATTTCGGGTGGAAGCCTGAGAAGTTTACTGAGACCGGTCATGCAGTAGTTGACGAAGTTGTGCTAAGTAAAGTCGAGGGAATACCCCAAGCTACACTTATTGGTGAGTACTTGATGATACAAAAGAGAGTCGCACAGATACAAAGTTGGTTGGATGCACTATGGGACGATGGTAGGGTACATGGTTCCGTAAATCCAAACGGTGCTGTAACTGGAAGAATGACTCATTCAGGACCGAACATGGGGCAAATCCCCGCTGTTTACTCCCCTTATGGGAAAGAGTGCCGACAGCTATGGATAGCCCCTGACGGTTATAAAATAGTAGGTATGGATGCAAGTGGACTTGAAGCACGTATGCTTGCACACTACATGAATGACAAGGAATACACTAATGAAATTTTGCATGGAGACATTCATTCGGCAAACCAGTTGGCTACGGGCGTTAAAACTCGTGATCAAGCGAAGACTTTCTACTACGCTTTCCTTTACGGAGCCGGAGATGCTAAAATCGGAGCTATCATCGGAGGAACTGCAAGAGATGGTAAAGAACTTAAGGAAAAGTTCCTCAGAAATACGCCATCTCTTAGAAGACTACGAGAGAGAGTTAGTATGGCGAGCGGAAGAGGCTACGTTCTTGGATTGGATAGGCGCAGGGTCTATGTACGATCAGAACACTCAGCGTTAAATACTTTACTACAATCTGCCGGAGCTATTGTTATGAAGAAAGCTCTAGCGTTGTTAGACGAGTACGCTACCAAATGGAAACTAAACTATCACTTTGTGGGGAACATTCACGATGAAATCCAGACAGAGGTCGAACAAGAGAAGACTGAGGTTTTTGGGAGGCTCGCCTGTAGCTGTATCGAAGCGGCCGGCTTGCACTTCAATCTCAACTGTCCACTCGAAGGCGAATACAAGGTTGGAAACTCGTGGGCCGAAACCCACTAAAGGGGAGAACCAAAGTGGAAAGGACAACTGAAACTCTAGTTAGAGACATCTACGATTTGATGATAAACAGGAAACCACCTGAAGATGTAGATGTGGATGAAGAGATAGAACGATTCGGAGAAGCAGTAAAAGCTTTGATGAAAAAAGAGTTTTCTGATGACAGGATAAAAGATAATAAAAGAAAACTTAGGCTATCTAGTATAGGTAGAACAGATAGGTATTTATGGAACGCATTTCATAGTACTAAGGCTGAAAAAATATTACCGCACACTTATGTTAAGTTTATGTATGGACATTTAATTGAAGAGTTACTTTTGTTTCTCACTAGATTATCCGGACATAAAGTTACTGACGAACAAAAAGTTTGTGAGGTAGAGGGGGTAATAGGACATATGGATTGCAAGATAGACGGTATTGTTACAGATGTTAAATCTGCAAGTCCATATGGGTTTAAGAAGTTTAAAGAAGGAACCCTGGCATTTGATGATCCCTTTGGATACATCGATCAAATCAAAGCATACGCACATTCAGAAGGTGAGCGAGTGTTTGGTTGGCTTGCTATGGATAAAACAAACGGACACTTGACTTTTTTAAAGTATGATCTCGATGACGATAAGGCATCTGTATACTCTGTTTTAAACGAACAGGATATAGTTGATAGGGTGAAGCATGTAAAAAAGCTAGTAGAGCAACCGGAGCCAGAGTCTCTTTGTTACGAGCCTATTCCAGATGGCAAATCAGGAAACTTAAAGCTTGCTATTGGTTGCTCTTACTGCCAATTCAAAAGGCATTGCTACCCCAATTTAAGAATATTCAATTATTCCTACGGTCCAAGGTTTTTAGCAAAGGTCGTAAATGAACCTAAAGTACAGGAAATAATAGTCAATGAATAAGTTATTTAGATCAGGACTTGAAGAGTCTATCCGTTTGAAACTAAACAAACAGTTTAAGTATGAGCCTTACAAGATACCTTACATAATACAAAAGAATTACTTGCCTGACTTTGTACATGAAAAGAAAAAGATATTGATAGAAGCTAAAGGTTTTTTTAGAGTTGGAGATACGAAGAAATACACATCAATACGTGACTCCGCACCTGATTGGGAGCTTGTTTTTATATTGTCTAACCCAAACAAAAAAGTACGTAAAGGCAGTAAGATATGTATGGGTAAGTGGTGTACAAAAGAGAAGTTTAAGTTTTATACAATGGATAACATTGAAGTCTTGTTAGATTATGTGAAGGAGAAAAAATGCTGACTTTTGATGAATTGTTGGAAGAGATAGCTGAAACACACGATGTCGAGTTGATATGTGAGACTTTAGAAATAACGCCTATGGATTTACTAAAAAGGTTTGAAGATAGGACTATTCGTTGGTTACATGAAAACTATTACGATAAACCAAAGATGGAAAATGATGATGAAGAATAAAGAAGATGAAGAAATATATAGACCTAAGCACTATAACTGTGGTACAATAGAGTGCATAGAAGCTATTGAAGAATCCATGTCATCACATGCGTTCAAAGGTTATCTGAAAGGTAACTGTATGAAATACTTGTGGCGATATGATTACAAAGGGAAACAAGTACAAGACTTAGGTAAGTGTAAGTGGTACTTAAATAAATTAATCGGTATAGTAGAGGAGGAGAGTAAATAGATGGACCAGTACCAACAGTTTATACACAAATCTCGATACGCCCGTTGGCTATCAGATGAAAACAGAAGAGAAACTTGGGAAGAAACGGTACAAAGATACGTAGACTTTTGGGTTAATCGTGGACAGATAGACGATAAGACAGCTAAGAAAATATACAATGCGATTTATAACTTAGAAGTCATGCCATCTATGAGATGTCTAATGACTGCCGGTGAAGCTTTAGACAAAGACAATGTAGCGGGATTTAATTGTAGTTATCTGCATATAGATTCCCCTAGGTCTTTTGATGAGCTTATGTATGTTCTTATGTGCGGAACTGGAGTTGGATTTAGTGTTGAAAGAAACTTCATTAATAAAATGCCAGTTATCGCTGAGAGCTTCCATGAGTCCGATAGCGTGATTGTAGTAGCGGATAGTAAGATAGGGTGGGCCTCATCCTTTAGAGAGCTTATAGCTATGTTATATGCCGGTAAAATACCACAGTATGACGTAAGCAAAGTAAGACCGGCCGGAGCAAGACTAAAGACCTTTGGTGGTCGAGCAAGTGGACCTGAACCTTTGGTTGATTTGTTTAAGTTTTGCATAGATGTTTTCAAAAAAGCAGCGGGTCGCAAATTAACGTCCATTGAGTGCCATGATATCTGCTGTAAGATAGCGGACATCGTAGTGGTCGGTGGTGTTAGAAGATCAGCGTTGATTAGTTTATCTAATTTATCTGATCAAAGAATGGCTAGAGCTAAGTCTGGTGACTGGTGGCGAAACGAAGGACAGCGTAGGTTAGCTAACAATAGCGTAGCGTACACAGAAAAGCCTGACTTTGAATCGTTTCTAGCTGAAATGCAAAACCTGTATGAATCCAAAGCCGGAGAGAGGGGAATCTTTAGTAGAGTTGCGGCACAGAATATTGCGGCACGAAACGAAAGGCGTGACCCTGATCAAGACTTTGGAACTAACCCTTGTTCTGAGATTATACTTAGATCAAATCAATTCTGTAATCTTTCAGAGGTAGTTGTAAGACCTCAAGATGATCTCAAGTCTTTGAAAAAGAAAGTTGAGATTGCTACCATCATTGGTACGCTACAGGCTACATTAACTAACTTCAGATATCTCCGTAAAATATGGGAAAAGAATACCGAAGAAGAAGCTTTGTTGGGCGTTAGTTTGACTGGTATTATGGACCACGACCTTTTACAGATGCCTGAAGATGCCACGATTATGTTAAAGAAGTGGCTAACGGAGATGAAAAATGTCGCAATCAATACTAATAAAATATGGGCTGAACGCCTTGGTATTAATCAGTCTGCCGCTATCACTTGTGTTAAGCCTAGTGGTACGGTTTCTCAGTTGGTTGACTCTGCTAGTGGGATTCACCCTAGGTTTTCTAAGTATTATATTAGGAGAGTACGTGGAGACCAAAAAGACCCGCTTTCTACCTTTATGGAAAAATCAGGATTCCCTGTCGAACAAGACTTAATGAACTTGTCCAATTTGGTATTTAGTTTCCCTGTCAAGTCTCCAGATACTAGTGTTTCAGAAGACAAAAAGATTAGTGCTCTGAAACAGCTAGAGCTTTGGGAGACATATCAAAACTATTGGTGCGAGCATAAGCCAAGCATCACAGTATATTATACGGATGATGAGTTTTTGGAAGTTGCTCAATGGATATGGAATAACTTTGATATCTGTTCTGGTATTAGTTTGTTGCCTTTTAGTGATCATGTTTATCAACAAGCTCCTTATGAAAAAATCTGTGAAGACAGATATAATGAGTTGGTTAGTGCCATGCCAAAAGATGTGAATTGGAATGACCTGTCAAACTTTGAATCGGAAGACAATACAACCGGCTCTCAGGAATTGGCATGTGTTGGTACTTCATGTGAGATACAGTAGATAAAACAAAGGGGTCTTAATTGACCCCTTGTTCTTCCTTACTATTTGCTATCGCTACTCCTGTTATACCCGCTCCGGTCAGAAGTCCCGCTCCAAGTAATTTAGCTCTTGAAGCATTAGCGGCTAATATGTCTTTTTGAGTAGGCTCTGCCTTAGCCTCTACTAATACTCTTCTCAAATATTGAGGCCCAGACTCGTTTTTATTTGGTTTTATTTTTGTTTTTTGTCTTGCTCGTTTTACTGCGTTTTTAGTTTTTCTAGTTAGTGTATTTTTAAATTGATTTGGATTAAATACGTTAGCACCTACGCCCATTTTAACTTTTACTAAAGGACTTGCTGTTACTAGTCCTGAACCCGAAGGAGGGTTTACTCCTAAAATATCGTGACCATCATTAGTCATACTATAAAAATGTTTTTTCTTAGTATCTATTGCAAAAAAGTTATTCATTCCTCCTAAATCTTTTTGCATTTTAGAAACAAAAGATTGTTGAGTAAAGACATGACCTTCCGGTACTTTAATTTTGTCATAATCTATATGGTTAACAATATTACCTTTTTCATCTGATAATCTAGCTAATTTTACTTTACCTGTAGTTAATAAGCCATTAAAAGTGTTTAAAACTTTTTGTTGTATTTTACCGGAAGGCTTCTTTCCGGCCCTTTGTCTAGCTCTGGCTTGTAATATTTGGTAAGCAAGATTAGTACTTTTCATTTCCTCAGGAAGTTGAGCTATTTGTTTTATTTGTTTAACAACGTCAGGAGAAAGAGTAGCACTTATTTGAGAAGCTTCTATAATATCCTTTTGAGATAGTTTTCTTTTTGGATCATTAAAGGTTGTTTTTAAGTAGCCTTCATACTTAGAAAAGTTTTCACTTTTTAAAAATCTAGCTAAATTAGCTCCGTCTGACATTGTTCCTGAGGCATCTCGTAAAGCAACATAACCACTAGCTAACGGGTCTTTTACCTGATACTTAAACTCTAAATTAGGATTTAAACCTCTATCAACTAAACTTCTACGTTGGTGTGGACCTTGAGTTAAATGACGTACTGCCCTATCGACTACTACATCAGGGACCATATCATTTTTGTTTTTCCTGTTTCCATTTCCTATTAAAGTTTTAAGAACCTTTGTATTAGTAATGTTAGTTCCTAGGTAATGTATTTTACCAAAAGTTTCCTGTATTAAAGATTTTGGATTTGGATCGATTTGATTAGCCATGCTTATTGCAGTACCTATCGGGCTAATATCTCTTGTTTCGGAAGCAATCTCTTTTGCTTTTTCTTCAGTAACACCCCGTACTCTATAGTTAGCCCTAGCAACGGGATCAATGCTTTCTCGTATTCCCGCTCCTGTCTTACCTAGGAAGGATGATCCAAAAGTTCCTAACTGACCGACTGGTCCTACTTTATAAAAGTTTTTACCTTGATCAGTTGGTACACTTTGTGCAATACGATTCATAAGATTAGGGCCGCTACTTAACATTCCTCTAGCACCTCGAGCAATCTTAGGCCCAACTACGGGAAGTGCTCCTATGCCTAACATAGCGGAGGCTGTACCTACGTTCCCCTTTTTAGCTTCATTAACTATGTCTTCTCCAAAGAATAAAGCACCAACCGGACTAAACTCAAGAAGAGTCATTAAGTCATTAGCTTTTTGTACTGCCTCGCGTTCTGTATCAAAACCCAACGGTTGAGCATATAAAAAGTCAGATATTAATCCTCTTGATCTACTTCTAAGTGTAGGATCGTCAGGCAATAATTTCTGTTCTGCCATATTAATTACTCTGTGGTCTAAAGTAGTTTCTTAGTTCAGCCTGTTCTTCTTCAGATAGTCCATCCATTACATCACTAATAACAGCGGCTACTGCTTTTTCTCTTAGTTCTTCATTAATAAACTTTTTCTTATCTAAAGCAATTAGTCTATTAACTGCTTTTTTGTTAGTAGCCATTTTAGCTAAAAAGATAGGAGCAGTCAAAACAACCGCGGGAGTAAGAATAGCTCCTGTTAATCCTCCTACAGCATAACCTCCCGCACCGGCCGTAGCCATAGTAAGTGATGAATATTCCTTACTTCTTAAAAATAAAGTACCTAAAGTACCTTCAGGTCTTTTACTTGCATCAGCAAACAAATTAAATAATTTTTTGACTGTAGTATAGTCTTCACCCATGATAATTTTTAATCTTTTATCCTCAGCAGGTTTACTAAATTTTGAAGCTAGTTTATTATAAGTAGCAATATCAAAATCTGGAGACCCGCTAGTAGGTAATAAGGTTTTTAGAAAAGATTGTTTAACTGCTTGTTTTGCTTCTTTTGCAGTACCATAAGGTATATCTATAGGAAATCTTGACCTTCTTCCTATTTGTTTATAAGCCTCATCTATACTTCTCATAAAAGCAGATATTTTATCTGTATTAGTCTGAGTTGTTAACAGCTTACCTAACGATTCAAAGTCTCCTTTTTCAGCATTTCTAATTACAGTATCGTTTATTTTAGGAAATAAAGTATTTCTAGCAATTTTATAATCTGTTTTTAACGCTCTATATTGTTGTGCCGCTTTTGGATCAGATTGTTTAAGTGTATTTAAAAGAGAGTTTTTTAATAAATCTTGAAGTTCACCAAGTTCTCTGTCAGCAGTAGTATTATAACTAGGTGAATTTATATCTCCAAATTGTTTTATTTGTTGAGTAATTTTTTTATCTATAGCTAACAAAGTATTTGCAGACATATTTGGAAGCTCTAGTGTTTTTGTTAGTTGCTCATTAATAAACTTAATTGTTGCAGGGTCTAAAGTAGACACATTTTTTGTTTTTCTTCCTCCACCTACTACGCGAACGTCTGCTTTATCTAACTGAGCAACAGCTTTACCTTCAATAATGTCAAAAGTTTTTTCAGTATTTTGTTTTAAAAAGTTTTGCAACGCATTTTTTACTCCAGTAGCGTTTACTGTTTTATTTACTAATTGTGATTGTATAAAATTTAAACCTTCTTCATATGTTTCACTAAGAGCTATACGACCTGCCGATACAGTATCAA